AGTGTGCCCGGTTTAAAGTATTCTAATACCATTGCACAAGAAGACGAATTACAGGTTCTGTTTGCGTCCCTATAATTGTCTGTTTGTGGGTAGAAAGGAACATCCAAAACGCCAGGAGTCTTTGGTGCTTCTACTTTGGATCTAAAAATTCTCACCCAATTTGAGTCATCATCCATTAAGTCTTCTGCTTTTGCCAAAAGATCCTTTTCAAGTTGCTCTACTGCTGCAACGTGCTTTGGATTCTTTGGATCATAATGAAGAAAAAAGTTATGAAGATCGATTAGCATTTTATTCTCCTATGTATTCGAGTGAAAAAATATCATGCTCTGAAATATCTGGATTCAACCATTCACTAAATTCCGATTGAATTGAATGTGCTGCCTCAATATCATATTCAGACAATTCATGAATTCGATCAATTGCCCAATCATGAGAGTGACGAAGAGTGTTTTCAAGCGTAGTCATAGTATTTAGAAATTGATCATTCTCTTTAATTTTATCATTTTTATTCCTGTTTGGCAAATCTAAATAAGTAAATAAAGAATGCTTATGAATTGGCAATATAATGGAGAGGTCTTTACCGATGTTCCCAAAGGAATGGAGGGATTTGTTTATATAATTACGAATCTTACGAATAACAAGAAATACATTGGTAAAAAACATTTCTGGACAAGGCAAAAGGATAGAAAAACTGGAAGAAGAAAAACACTAGAAAGTGATTGGAAAAATTACTTTGGTTCTTGTGATGAACTGAATGAAGATGTAAAAAAATTAGGTAAAGAACATTTTCTTCGTGAGATTCTCTACCTATGTCCTCATAAGAAATCTATGAGTTATTATGAAACTTATGAACAGTTTAACCGTAATGTATTAATGAGTGAAGAGTATTATAATACAAATATTGGTGGAACTTTTTATATGAGTGAATCTGAAAGAATCTATGGTGCTGCCCTTAAGAGCTCTAAGTATTATTAAATATAACTTATCTTCAACGGAGACAAACCTAGTCTAGCAATAAAAAAGGGGACTTGTCAAGCCCCCTTTGAAGATATTATAATTGAATCAATCCTCATGATCACTATATCTAACATATCCTTGTCCTCTAATTCTACGTCCAGGTTCATCTTGATATCTTGGTCTAGATGCAAGTGGAGATTCTCCTCTTCTTCCTCTTGAATCTTTATGCCATTGCTGTCTTATTTCTTCTGCTCTTTTTCCTTTACCTCCATCATAAGGTAATCTTGATCTACGGATACGTCTTTTTCTTTTATCTGATTCTCCTTCTTCTTGTCTTGCCTCATTTACATAATATTCCACAATATCATCCCAAGAATATTTGGAGAGATCATATCCTTCATCTAAAAGACCATTCACCCACTCTTGAATCTCTTCAGCAAGTAAATAATCTTCATACTCTTCAATAATTGTTCCAACTGCAGTTTCATCCATTTCTAGCATGATATAATTTGCTTCATCTACAGTGTCTGCATGACCCTCAGACAGCAAGTAACTCAAAATAACATTATAAGGTTCATATGTTTCTTTGGTTGTTGTAGAAGCACTATTTTGAGATTCTAATCTTTTCTTTTGTCTTTCTTGCTCTGCTTTCATAGCAGCATCTACACTTTTTGTATCAATCTTACCGGGACCTTCTGGACCACCCATTAAAGAACCTTGACGTTGTTTTGATCTATTCACCATTTGGCGAAGTTCTTCAGCATTTTTTTCCATTTCACTTTGTCCAGTTCCCTTTTGGGTTCCATCTGGATTTAACTTAGCAGCAAGTTTTGGATTTGCTTTTGCCCAAGTTGCCATATCTTTTGCTTTATCACCAGTCTGCTTTGAAGTAGCGGGTGCTGATGGTTTTGATCTTCTTACTCCACTACCTGAAGGTGTAGATCCTCCCCCAGAACTAGTTGATGCGGGTGGTAATTTAGGTGCTGCAGGTGCGGGAGTTTTTGTTGGTGGTTTTGGAGATTCTGCAGATTTTTCTCCAGATCCAGCACCTGCCATTTTTGCCCCAACATAACCACCAGCAGCACCTAATCCAAAGATTCCAGCACCTTTAGCGATTCCTGGAAGTGCTTTTTTTGCACCTTGAGCAATGTCTTTTACTTTTTGTGCCCCTTGACTTAATTTTGCCTTTGTAAGTAATTCTGCAGATTGCTTACCAGTTAATTTTCCACCACCAATCGGAGACATAGTAGAACTATATCCCCCAACATTAGCATTTCTTGCAGATTTTTGGGCAAGTCTTTGCACTGCTGCTCTTGTTTTTTCTGGATTAGCAGAAGATGCTAATTTTTTAGCGACTGCTGCTCTTGCAGGTTTTGATGCTACTCTTCCAGCAAGTCCAATTGCACCTTTAGCAACTTTTCCAATTAATGATCCAATACCTTCATCAATTGCAACATCAAAAAGTTTTAGTTGTTCTGTAATATAATCTTCAGAAATTGTGCTTTCTACAAGAACATTTTCATCAAAACTTAGATACTTTTCGACAATATCTTGATCCGAAGAATCGGCAAGGAATCCAATGATACCCTCAGCACTATATCCTTCATAAACCATTGATGTAGAAATGGCAGCAAGAATATCTTCTACAAGTTCTGATGCTTCGGCATCATAATACTGTGATTCTTCATTCAAGAAATCGTTTTGTTGAGTATTGATTTCTTCATACAAGTATCCAACACTGTTGATGAAATCTTGCGAAATTCTAGACATGGTTATAAATTTAATACCTTTATATAAAGATATTTATAAAAATCACCCACCAGGCTTCATTTTAACACCAAGTGCTTTATTGCGTGCAGTATCAGATTGTCTTGCGGTAGCAAGTTTCTTGGCAGCATTAGCGGCATCTGATTTTTTGTATGCACCAGCAAATAAAGATCTTCCAACTCTTTCTAGTGGATTAGAAGAAGTCTTTGCAAGTGACTGAGCACTTGGTCCTGCTTTATAAACTGCTTTACCACCTTTATATGCAAGGTATCCTGCTGTTGATTGTCCACCTCTTTGAACAACACCAGTTTTAGCAAGTCCAACTGTTTTTCTTTGTGAACCAACACCAGTAGTCATGGTATTCTTTTTGGTATCAAATGTTGTTTTTCCACCAATACCTTTAATAGCAGTTCCTGCCTGACGTTGACGATTTGCAGTTGCCATTGCTGCTTTTTCTTTTCCAGTTGCTCCAGCAACTGTTTCAGATGCTTTTCCAGCAAGATTAGAACCTGCTACATATCCACCAATCCCACCAAGTGCTGCACCCACTCCAGTTCCTATAGGACCAGCAAGTGATCCTAAAGCAGCACCACCAGCAGCACCTGCTTTAGCACCAGCCCATCCACCTGCCGCTTTTGTAGCACCCATTGCAATTGCAGAACCAGTTTTGCGACCTCTAGATTTTTGATCTAAAGTTTCTAAACCTGCTTCAAGTCCATAAGCAGCACGACCTAAATTCCTACCTAAACCGGAAGGAAATTTGCCTGTGGTAGAACTTGGTTTTACAGCACTTAAAGATTTTGGATTAACAGTTTTTCCTAAAGTAGGTGCTTTTGGAGCACTTGTTTGTCCAGCAGCAGGAAGTGCCTTTGGTTTTTTAGTAATATCTCTTACATCCACTGCTTGAATTGGTGGAGTTGTTGCTGGAGTTGCAGAAGATGCTTTTACTACTTTTCCGGGTGTTGGAGGTGCTGTCTGTGCAGATGCAGGTGCTGTTGGTTTAGGTGGAGCACTATATGGAACTATATCACCACCTCTTGCAGGACTAGTTACTTTACTTTTTTTGAATTGGAGTTCTGGATTTGCAGCAGCACCAGATGGTTTTCTTGCTGCTGCTCTTTTTGCTTTCTCTGCCTCTTTAGCATCAATTTGCGCCTTTACTTCTTCTGGAGTAGGTCCACCAGTTCTTCTTCTTGCTGGTCTTCCTGCAGGTTCTTCATTCAAATATGACTCTTCCAAAAACTGACTAAAGGACTTCATGTTTCTTTCTTACTTTTTTAGTTATTTATAAAAAAAGAGGGTTGGTTAGACCCTCTATTATATCACTCTCTCATTCCTGCAGGATTCTTTTTCTTAGTTTTCTTTTTACCGCCAGCAGCTTGCTGAGCAATTCTTTCAATATCAACCGGAGTTAAATCTGCTTCAAGAATGCTCTCTCTCCACTCTTCACTCATGTTTGCCATAATGACTGCTGCTGCCTCTTCACTCTCAGCATAACCTTCATCAATCAGATGACCCATTACAATATCAAATGGATCGAAAGATTGAACCAATGGAGTTGCAGGAGTTCCTCCTTGTGCAATTTGACGTTGCTGAGATGCTTGTCTCATTTTACGAAGTTCTGCAGTTTGCTGAGCAAGAGAAGGTCTGGGAGCAGCAGGAGCGGATGGTGCAGTCGCTGCAGGTGTTGATCTTGGAGCAGCAGGAGCAGATACTGTAGGTCTTGAAGATGCAGGTGCTGCAGGTCTTGCTGCAGCAGATGCTACGGGTCTTGAAGATGCAGGTGCTGCTGCAGGACGGGCAGGAGCAGGTCTTCCTTGATCCATTCTACCCAAATTTGCTCTTCCCTGAGCAATTACTTGAGAGGTTGTTTGACCCATTCCTCTTTGGGCAGCGGTATTTCCACCTCCTGCAGAGTATGCTGCTCTATCAGCAGCAGAAAGACCAGAAACACCGGTAGATGTTACTGATGATCCTTTAGGTGTAGTAGTTCCAAATCTAGATGGTGCTGGTCTTTGTGAAACAACTGGTCCACGAGATCCTCTTGCACCACCCATTCCACCACCAGCAGGGTTGTATCCAGTTGCTGCGGGTGTTGGTCTGGGAGAAGTTGTAGGACGAGGGGCAGTTTGTTGTCCGGTAGTAGGTCTAATAACTTCGTTCAAATATTCTTCATACATCTCCTCCCAAGTATATTCACTCAAGTCATGACCTTCTTCTACAAGTGAATTTACCCAGTTCTCAAAATCTTCTTGAACTTGCTCTTCAGTGAGTTCAACTTCTTTTTGAGAAGCATAAACAGCATTATATGCCTCTATCAAATTTGCAGCATCAAATCCAGTAATTCTAGACATTTTTACTTTCTGTATTTCTTATAATTTTATTTATAAAAAAAGAGTCCCGAAGGACTCTAATAAACATCATTACCATCTGATTCTTTCCAAATATAAGAATAATCAAAATCTCCAAATAAAAATCTATCTGCTTCTGCCGCTTCTCTATATGCGGTTTTCATTTCTTCAAGATTCCACTCTATTTCATGATGACTAGAAATCATAGTTTAAAGTTTGCAAAAGTATCATTTTTCATGTCTTGCTTAATACCACCAATTAGATATTGCTCAATCTCCACTTCTTGTGGGGCATTTTGCAATGATTTGGAATTAAGCCAATGATCAGTCCAAGGAAGAGGGTTATTTTTTGCAGAAACATCATAAAGTGGTTTTAGACCAATCGCTTTCATTCTACGATTTGCAACCCATTCGACATATTGCTGAAGGAGTTTGTCATTGAGTCCAATCATAGATCCATTCTTAAACAGATACTCTGCCCAGAGTTTTTCTTGATTGACTGCCTTCTCAAAGGTCTTATAAACCCATTGTTCTTCTTCTTGTGAGATCTTCTTCATATCAGGGTCATCACCCTCTTTCCACTTGTTTAGAATGTTTTGTGTGATGACTAAATGCTGACTTTCGTCACGAGCAATTAATGAGATGATCTTTGCACTTCCTTCCATAAGCTTGAGTTCGCCAAATGCAAAACTGCAAGCGAAACTGACGTAAAAGCGAATACCTTCAAGAATATTAACGTTTGCAACTGCTCTGTACAGTTTTCTTTTAAGTTCATATCTTGTACTTTGTGCGGTGGGAACTTGTTCTAACGCATGAATCCAATCATTAGACGTTCCATAATGTTGAGCACTATTGATAAAGTCATTATAAGATTCAGTGACACTGACAGCACGTTCCATAATACGATCATCATTTAGAATCGTATCAAAAACTTCAGAAGGATCTGAATAGACATTTTTTATAATATATGTATAAGAGCGAGAATGAATCATTTCCATAAACTCCCAGACCTTCATACATGCTTCCAATTCTGGAAGAGAACAGTATGGAGCAAATGCCATACCGGGACCTCTTCCTTGAACTGAATCAAGCATAATCTGATATTTTAAGTTTGATGTAAAAATATGTTTCTGTTCTGGACGAAGAGTTTGATAATCTCCCCTGTCTTTTTGTAAAGAAATTTCTTCAGGTCTCCAAAAATAACCTAATTGTTGTTGAGTTAATTTGTCAAATACTGGATACTTATATTGATCATATCTTTGTAATCCTAATGGTTGCCCAAAAAACATAGGTTGTTTTTTGGTATCTATTTCTTGAGAATTAAAAACGGTCATTGATTCGACCATGCTTTTTTCCTCTGAGTTTGTTTTAAAATTAAAAACCATACTTTCCTCAACAAATTAACTTTAACTCACACTGTAATATTTAACGAAGTCAGATTTTGCAACTTTCACAATCATCTTCATCACCACCCATAATGTCATCAAGAAGAGATTGAAGTTCTTGCTTGGGTTCTTCAACTACTTCATCAGTTTTAATGTCATATGTGTTTTGATAATATGCAGTTTTCCAACCCATTTTATAGCACATCAACAGGTCTTGTGCCATTACGCTAACAGGAACTTCATTATCCGAATAATTTTGTGGATTATAGGACCAGTTTCCAGAAATCGCTTGATCAAAGAACTTCTGCATAACAGCAACAATATTGATATAACCAAGATTGCTAGGCATATCCCAAAGAAGCGTATAATTGTTCTTAAGAGATTGATACTGGGGAACAATTTGCTTGAGAGGTCCTTTCTTTGACTTCTTAACGGACAAGTATCCGCGAGGTGGTTCGATTCCATTGGTTGCGTTTGACACAACGGAACTGCTCTCCGATGGCATCTGTGCGGACAATGTTGAGTTCCGAACTCCATACTTCTTAACTTGCTGTCGTAGTGACTCCCAATCATACTTAAGTTCGTTAGATACAATTTCATCCACATCCTTCTTATAAGTATCTATGGGAAGAATTCCTTGAGCATATTTCGTTCGGTGAGAATACTCACAAGGACCCTTTTCTCTGGCAAGTCTGACAGTTGCTTTAATCAAATAATATTGGAATGCCTCTGTCAAGTCATGAACCAATTTCCAAGCACCGGGATCACCGTAATTTTGCCCGTGTTTGGCAAGATAATGGGCAAGACCAATATATCCCACCCCAAGAGAACGACGTGCTCTGGTGGCGATTTCCGCTGCCTTAACGGGATAATTTTGATAGTCGATTAGTTCATCAAGAGAACGAACGGAAAGGTCACAAAGAACTTCAAGTTCATCATTGGATTTGAGTTTCCCAATATTAATCGCACTCAAAATGCAGAGTGCAACTTCACCATCAGGATCATCAATGTGCTGAATAGGTTTGGTTGGTAAAGTAATTTCTTGGCAGAGATTACTCATCTCAACCTTATCCATAAACGATGAGTGAGAATTGCAATGGTCAATATTCATAATGTAAATACGACCAGTTTCAGCACGTTCCTTTAAGAGTGAAAGAAATAATTCTTGAGCTGCGATAGTTTTTCTTGGAATAGATTCATCTCGTTCATAACGAACATATAAGTCGTCAAATCCATCAGTGCCAAAAGCATCATACAAATCAGGAACGGAGTGAGGAGAGAAGAGGGAAATCTCTTCATTGCGGATGAATCGTTCATAGAACAGTTTGCTGATTTGAATAGAGTAATCTAGTTTACGGACACGATTATCTTCGGTTCCTTTGTTATTTTTGAGAACTAGAATGTCTTCTATTTCTTGGTGCCAGATTGGGAAATGAACAGTAGCACTTCCACCACGA